AGATGCGACGTGCCGGGGCCGCCGTTGCGGACGCCGGATCAGCGGACGCCGCGACGTACTCCACGCGCACGGCCTCGGGCGTGCCGAAGGACACGTCGTCGCCGGACACGGTGACGGGGACGCGCCACAGCCCGCCGTCATCGTCGTCGACGATCAGGGCCAGCGGCTCGAGCTGGACCTCGCGGATCCACCACCAGTCCTGGCCGGGGCCGAGGTGGTCGTAGTAGGCGCGGCGCACGTCCTCGGTGGTGAGGGCGGCGGCGATCCGGGCAGGGGGCATGGCTCCTCCTCTGGCGGCGGCCACCTGGTCGCTCAGGGTCACTCCCGCCTCCTCCATCGAGGCGGCGGTGTAGACGGCGGCCAGGTCGTCGAGGGTGGACACGGCGGGAAGCTCGACACCCAGCAGGGCCACGGCGTCGATCCGGCAGGCGTGGGTGCGCCCGGTCGCGGTGGTGGCACCGATCGTCGCCTCGACCGAGCGGGACGGGTAGGCGTAGGGCAGCAGGTCGGCCATCCACGCCGGGGCGCCCACCAGGTCGGCCACCAGCGTCATGCCGTTGTTGGCCGCCCTGAGATTCGCGAAGCGGCCGAACGCTGGCTGGCCGGCGCGCACGTGGCCGAGGCGGATGATGGGCGACCGCACCGCCGGGTCGTCCTGGGCCGCCACGGCGGCGGCGATGTCGTCGGGGGTGACGGTCCACGGGCCGGTCAGCGCGGGCCAGTCCTCGCCCACCTCGAGGAGGGGCACGGCCGGGATGACCACGAGGGCCGGTCGGGGGGCGAGGGCCACGGCGGTCACGCCGGCTCCAACACGCACTTGCACCGGGGGTGGAGCGGGGGCGGGTCGTCGCGCCAGTCCGCGTCGATCCCGTCGCGGGCCGAGCAGGCGTCGACCTCCTCGGTCGTCGTCTTGACCCAGCGGGTGCGGGTGACGCCGGCGGCGGCGAGCCGGTCGAGCTGGCCACGGACGGCGGCGCGGCGGGCCTCCGTCTCCTGCACGACCTCGGCCCGGGTGGCGTCGTTGGCCTCGTCCTTGACGGCCTTGCGCATCTGCGCCTCGCTGAGGCCGTCCTTGCGGCCGGCGGCGACGAGGGCGATGAGCTTGGATCGGAGCGACTTGACGATGGCGGCGGCGGCGGCCTTGGCCCCGGCGAGCAGGTCGTCAAGGGACGCCCTCACGGTCGCCGAGACCTTCGGCTCGTCGCCGTAGGACTCGGCCCAGAGGTCGGCCAGAACGGCGCCGAGGGCGTCGGGGTCGGCCGCGAAACCGGCGTCGACCGCGGCCGTGGCCGTACCGTCGCCGGCTGCGGCGGTGGCGACGGCGGGGGCGTCGACCATGGCAGCGAGCGCCTTGCGGATGCGGCCCTGCCATGTCGAGGCGGTGGCGGCCTCCACAATGGCCCGGCGGGCAGCGACCGGACGGGGGCTCGAGCCCGACTGTATGGTGACCGGCAACAGGCCGGTGTGGGCGAGGGGAGCCAGGCCGACGGCATCAACGACTGCTGCCGGCTCGAAGCCGGACCTGATGAGGGAGCCGGCAGACTCCACCCTCCTGCCCATCTCCTCGGCCGACATCGTGTCGGCGGCAACAACCTCCGCCGGGGCCTTGGCCGGGACCCGGTAGCGAGCACGCACCCACGCCTGCACCTCGTCGTCGGGGTCGATAGCCCCGGCTCTGATCAGAGCCACGAGGGAGGAGGGGTCGATGTCTGTCTCGGCGTCGATCGCACGGGCCACGATTGCCGGCGCCGGCTCGTCAGGGCCGTAGTTGATGTCCACCCAGTCCTCGGCGATGTGGGCGGTGGCGGTGTCGGAGAGCTGGGCGGCGAGGGCGTCGAGAGCGCGTGCGAAAAAGCCCATGTCGGCCTCGCCCAGCGCACGGTTGCCGGCGTTGCCGCCCGTGCCGAGCTGCAGGAACTGGGCCATGAACCGCTTGGCGATCTGGTCGCGGTGGTCCTGCACGGCCTCGGTGACGTCGGGCAGGGTCCCCTCCACGCCCCGGAACCTGATGGTCTGGCCGTGGCGCACGGCGCCGCCCGAGAACTCGCCCGACCGGTAGCCCTGGGCCAGCTCGCTGAGGGCGTCCACGTCGGCCTGCGTGTCGTGCTCGGCGGCCTCGGCTATCGGGACGCCCATGCCGTTGCGCTCCGCGGTCATGGCCCGCACCCGCACGAGGCGGTCCGCGAGCAGCCAGTCCTTGTAGCAGGGGCGCAGCAGCGAGGTGCCCTGCCAGTTGGCCCCCTCCCGGTCGAGCACGTACCACACCAGCCGCTCGACGGGGATGGTGACCTCGCCCCGGCCGTCGCGGGCCACCTGGCGCAGCGCCACCAGCCCGCCGTCGGGAGCCACGTCGATGTGGCTGATCGTGCTCGGGAAGCGGGGGGCCAGCTTGCGCAGGTGGGCGAGGTCGCCCCGCACCTCGTAGACCTGTTCGAAGGCCATGTGCCCGAAGGTGGCGGAGAGCAGGGCAAGGCGCAGGTGGTCGGGCCAGGAGAACCGGCCGCGGTTGCGGGCCGGTGGCCGGGCGGGGGCGCCGGGCAGGGGGAGCCCGAGGTCCTCGGCCAGCCCCACGGCCACCTCCTCGCGGGCGCCGCGGGGGTCGACGTGCCAGATCGGGCGGCGCAGCGGGAGCGTGACCGCCCACAGCATGGCGGCGACCTGGCCGTCGCGGCGCATGCGGTTGTAGGTGGCGATCGACAGCGGCCACTGGAGGTCGGGGACGTCCTCGTCGGGGTCCCACGGCATCCCGTCCGAGGCCACCCGGGCCGAGCCGAACGCCGACCACGACGCCACCCGGCCCAGCTCGGTGGTGGGGATCCTCGAGGTCGGCACGGCCGGCACGGGTCGAACCGTCCCACCCCTGCCGGGCGCCGGCGCGGACGACTACAGCGGGATGGTCAGCAGGTCGTCGGTGATCCCCGCCCGGCCACGGTGGCGGGCAGGGACCGTGCGCACCTCGCCGGCCACCGGCAGGGCCAGCAGGAGGTACCGCAGGGCGTCGCCCATGTGGTCCTCGGCCGAGGTGTCCACGTCCTCGGGACGGCGCTTGTCCCGCGGCAGGGCAGGCAGTGTCCGGATGAGGTTGGGCAAGCTCGAGAACACGTGGAGGCGGGGGCACGTCCCCCACCCGGCGGCACGGTGGAGATCGCAGGCGGCCATGTCGGCCAGGTAGTGCTGCACCCGTGCCCAACCGCTCACCCGGTCGTTGTTGGCGCGGACGATGTGGCAGCCGGCAGCCAGGTAGACCTGGGCGTTGGAGCCGAGTTGGCCTTGGCGCGACCACATGGACGGGTCGGCGGCCCGGGTCCGCACCACCTCGCGGCCCGCCTCCTCGGCGGCGAGTATGCGCCGGGCCTGGTCGGTCTGGCCCACGCCCGACTCGTACAGCTCGCGGTAGGCCCACACCCGCCCGTCGCCGTCGACCGCTGCCCACACCACCGCCCACGGGGCGGCGTAGCCATAGTCGATGCCGACCCACCGGCCCCACGCGTCGGGGACCGCGAAGGGCTCGACCACGTGGCGGTCGTGCCGCCACGTGGCGAAGAACTGGCCGACGAACGAGTCCCACGAGCCGTCCCGCATGGCGGCGCGGCGGGCGGGGTCGGGGATGGCGTCGAGCGTGGCGAGGTAGCCGTCGTCGAGGTGGGGGTTGTCGGTCGCCATTCCGGCGATGAACCGGACGGTGCGGCCCTGGGGGTCGGTCGCGACCCTGCGGCCGTGGTCGGTGGCGTCGACGTACCGGGCCTTGAGGGTCGCGTGGCCGATGTCGCCGGGGTTGCACGCCGAACGGATGCCGAGCACCGGGACGGCCGGGTCGCCCGAGCGCAGCCGCTCCTCGAGCAGGGCCACCACCTCGGGGGCCATCTGCTGACGCTCGTCGATCACGAGGCGCTGGTACTCCCCGCCGAGGCGGCGGCCGGCGTCCGTGTCCGTCTCGGCGTAGCGGAAGCGCAACAGCGACCGGTTGGGCAGGGAGAGTTCCCGGTCGGTGGAGTGCCACCGGGCGCCGAGGGCCTCGGCCCAGTGCACGGCCTTGAGCTCCCGCAGCAGCGACTCGGCAAGCTCGGGGTAGGACCGGCGCACGAGCAGCACGGCCATGCCGGGATACTCCATCGCCTCGGCCAGCGAGCCCATGAGCAGGGCCTTGGTCTTGCCCGGGCCGGCGGCCCCGCCGTAGAGCACGTCGTACTCGCCGGCCCGGTGGTAGCGCTCCTGGGGACACCGGCCGCACGGCGGGGGCGGGGCGGCGCCGGCCTTGGCCGCCAACACCCTCGGCTTGCAGATGGGCTCGTAGCCGAGGCGGGCGAACGTGACGGCGTGCGACTGCGGGACGGGGGTGTCGTCCTCAGCCGCCCGGTGGGCCGCTTCCCACCGCCGGGCGGCGAGGGCCGCTACCCGGTCGGGCACTCGGGTAACCCGACAACCCCGCCAGCTACGGAAGGACGAGCAGCGCCAAGCATGCCGAGCGCCCGTGCCCGGCTCACCCATCTGAACAGGCTCTCCCACTTGGTGCTCATGCTTCGCTCCACGGCTGACGGCCGACGCCCGGTCCCACCAGGTCGTCGATGTCGACGCCGGCGTCACGGGCGCGGCGGGCGACCAGCTCCACAGTGGCGATGGCCACCCGGTCACGGGCGGCCTTCTGCGCCGGCGTGAGGAGCGGGTCGGCGAGCATGGCCCGCCGTGCCCGCTTGGCCCGGCGCAGGTCCGACCGGTGACGGCGGTCGGACCTCACGCCGCCGCTCCGATCAGGGCCAGCTGCTCGCCGACGGCGGCCCGGGCCCGGTCCAGCACGTCGGCGGGCAGGCCGATGGACTCCAGCGCCGCCGCCATCACCGAGCAGACCAGCTCGGCACGGCGCTCGTCGAGGGCGACCATGCGCGCTTCCATGCCCAGCCGCTGCCAGTCCCCCAGGAAGCCGCGCATCAGCACGAGCAGCTCACGCAGCAGGGCGACGTGGGGCCGCAGGTCGTCGGTCAGCCACTCGTCGATCTCGTGCTCGCACAGCCGCTCCCGCACAGCGCGGTAGAGGGCGTCGATCTCGGCCGTGACCTCGGCCATGCGGCCGGCGGGGTCGGTGATGGGCACGGGGCGGTACCGGGCGAGCGTGCGGCGGGCCATCTCCGCCTTGGCCGCCTTCTCGTGGTTCGGGGTGGCACCGCCGTGGTAGCTGCACCTGCCGATGCCGGGGTGGCCCGTGCCCCACCCGGCGGGGCGGCGGCACTCGCCCCCGCCCCGGGTCCTGCCGCCGCAGAAGGCCGTCGGGCGGCCACTGCCCCGGTCCATACCGTCCGTCGTCTGCATGGCCTACGTCACCGCCGGACGGGTCCGTTGCCAGTCGGCCACGAGGCGCAGCTTGGCCTCCCCGACAGCCCGGCAGGGGCCGCACCCGCAGCCGTAGTCGGCCATGGGCAGCGGCTGGCAGGAGAGGGGCGTCCCGGCCTCCATGGCGCGGATCAGGGGGCGGCGGCGCTTTTCGGTCGTGCCCCCGAACACGCCTTGGCGCTCCCGCATCCCGACGGCCCACTCGAGGCATTCGACGCGCACCGGGCAGGTCATGCAGGTGGCGAGGGCCCGGCGGGGGTTGACGCCCTTGGCCGGGAAGAACATGGCCGTCGGCATGGCCCTGCACGCCGCCAGACGCCGCCACGGCAGCCGAGAGGCTGCCTCGTCGAAGTTGTCGGAGGCGGGCGGCACGGTCACCGGGCCATCCTCAGCGCCCGGTCGACATCGTCGTCGAACGCATCATCAGGGTGAGGAGTGACGGCCAACGGGGGCGACTGGCGACGCACGTCGGCCTCCATCTCGTCGAGCGCCTGGCGGCCCGCCGCCTGGTCGGCGAGCGGGTAGAACTGCGTCACCCGGACCTGTCGCCGGGCGGCCAGCCCGACGCCCACCTTCGCCCCGCCGAGGGTCGCGGACTCGACGCGGTACCGGACCAGCGCCACCCCCGAACTGAGCACCGGCGGGGCCTCACGGGGCTTGTCGGCCAAGTGGCTGATCGTGCCTGAGAAGCCCAGCGGCTCGTCCACGATCGGGGCTGCGTCGAACAGTCGGAGCTCGTCGGTCATCGGTGTCGGTCCTCCATCGTAGCCGGTCGGTTTTTCCGGGTCTGAACTCCGGCCGGTCACCGTCGCACCGCCAGGCCGGTGGCCTCGTCGATCTCCCACTCGACCCGCCGCATGCACCCGGAGCCACATGGCGACCCCGGGGGTGCCCCGCAGCCTGGGCACGGCCCGACCTCGTCCGAGCTGTGCCGCCTCGACCAGCCCCCGGTGCGGTCGATGGCGTCGGCAGCGGCTTGCGGCGTGAGTCCATCGGCAAGCATGGCCCGGATCAGTTCGCCGGCCTCGGTCTCGACCCGGCGTTGGGCTTCGCCCAGCCACGCCAACCGGTCGACGACAGCCTCGCCCCGTCGCCTCGCCAGCCGACGTTCCGCCACCAGGCGGGCAGTGGTTTGGATCTGAGAATTCTCCTCCTCCTCGCACCCTGGCGCACCAACACCCGTGTTTGAGGAGGAGGATAGTTTAATACTTGGCTTAGGGCTTGGGCCATCGGTTTGCCATCGACTTGCTATCGTTTTGCCATCGGGATCGCATTGCGATCGCATGGTTTTGCCATCCGATTTGCTATCCGGATCGGATGGTTCTGCCATCGGTTTGCTATCGGGTTTGCCATCGGTTTTGCCATGCCACCCGGAGGCGTGCCAGCGGGCGTGGGCACCCTTGCGACCGGCCTCCGACCGGACCGTCGACACGGTCGAACGCTGAGCCCGAATGGTCTCGGCCGAGTCGTTGTGCTTGTCCCAGTCGTGGACCCGCCAGCCGTCTCCGTCCTCGTGCCACAGCCCCACTGCGACCAGCCGGGCCGCCAGCTTCATGGGCGACTTGCAGTCGGTCAGGCGGGGCACGGCGGCCATGGGAATGCGGCCGTCGGTCAGGTGCCGCCGGCAGTAGCAGAGCCCGCACACGTACAGCCAGGCGGCGTCCCCGCCGACGGCGACGACCTTTGGATGGTCCGGGAACAGGTCATCGAGCCAAACGGCCATCAGCCTACCTCCTTCGGGAACTCGTCCCACGTCCGCCCGTCGAGGAGCCGACCGGCGGCCTTCTTGCCGACGCGGCGATAGACCGTCCCGTCCAACCGTCCGTCGTTGATGTCGCCCGGCCAGAGCCAGCCCTTGGCTTCTTGGTGGTCGCTCAGATTGGGCGGGAACCAGTGCGAGATGACGTCGAAGCGGTCACCGTGTTGGCTCGCCATGAAGGGGGGTTGTGGGTCATCCTCGTACGGCACCCACGCTCCCCATTGCTTGAAGAAGAACGGCACGCCCGCGGCCACGCACCTGTCCCGGATTTCGCGCACCCAGTCGGGGTGCATCGGGCGTGCGCCCGGCCCGCTCTCCCCTCCCACGATCACCCAGTCGATGCCGTCGAGGTTGAGCGAGGGCAGCGGTCCGAGCAGGGGCTCGAGGCTCAGGAACCGGACGGCGGCCGGCGTCCTGCGCAGGTGGTCGGCCCGGAACAGGTACTTGTCCAGCTCGATCGACGTGCCCACGTGCACGTTGGGGAGCGGTGTCTCCCCGCCGCCGTCCAGGTCGCCGGACGCCGGGCCAGGCCAGGCATAAGCTTCGCCGCCCTTGTCGTCGCCATCCCAGTACCAGGCGATCGACGACACGATGCGCGCCATCCGTTGCGGTCGCTTGGTCAGCACCTGGAACGTGTGCTGCGGGCATCGGCTCATGGCCGACCAGATACGCAGGATGAAGTCCAGCGGCACGAGCTCGTTGAACAGGTCGCTCATGGAGCACACGAACACCTTGCGCGGCCTGGTCCACTTCAACGGCACGTCGAGCCGGTCGGGGAGGCACCGGACCTCCCCCGTCCAGTCAGCTCGCTCCCCCTTGCGCTGGACCGTCAGGCCGGCGTGCGCCGGCTGCATGGCCCGGTGGGCGACAT